TCATAGATTGATGCTGCCCATTTCATTTATGCCTAAAGAATATGGCAGGATTACCGATACAATCACGGAAGAGGAATTAGCAGAAAAGAATTATGATATTGTTTTTATCAATAGGATATGGGAGAAGGATGACCTGATTGAACTGCGTAAAAAGTATGGGTTTAAGTTAGTGATCGATGTGGATGATTATTGGATATTGAATCATGACCATTTGATGTTTGATAGTTTTAATGCTTCCGGTTATGCTTCGAGGCTTATCCATCACATGAGGGAAGCCGATTTGGTCACTTGCACCCATGAAAGGTTGGCGGAGGCGGTGGCCGTACATAATCCTAATGTTTTGGTAGTCCCAAATGCTATACCTTATGGTCAAGGCCAATTTAATGGCGAAAGATATGCAACGGATAACGTTAAGATATTTTGGGCGGGTGGAATTACCCATGATCAGGATTTAAAGATATTGGAAGCACCTATTAAAAAGCTGGATGGTAATATACAAATGGTTTTGGGTGGATATGCTGATTCAAACGAAACAGAGCGGTATTATTGGGGCAAAATGGCTAATTATTTTACATCTGACAAGCGTCTGCCATATACTTTAATGAGAGGGCGGGAGGTTTTTGAGTATTATGATTTATTCAAATATGCTGATATAATGCTGATCCCTTTGGTAAAAAATAACTTTAACAAATACAAGTCTAATATTAAGATTTTGGAAGCAGCAGGCAAGGCGGTCCCGGTAGTGGTCAGCGCCGTACATCCTTATTTGGGCTTTCCGGATGACGTTATTAATTACGTTAAGGATCGGGATGATTGGCTTAAATATATTAATAAGCTGGTAAATGATAAAGATTTGAGGGATGGGCAGGGGGCAAAGCTGCATGAATTTTGCCATAAGCATTATAATTTTTATGAGATCAATAAGAAACGGCAGGATGCTTTCCAGTCTTTGGTTTCAAAGTAAAATGGGGAATTTTTTTAAACAAAAGTATATATGGTTATGAAAAGTCCGATCGAATTATTACAAGAAGTTAAAAAGCTAATTTTTCAGGAAGAAACAGCTGCAATCCCTTCCTATTCTTTGGAAGATGGATCAAAGGTTATGATCGATAAGTTGGAAGTTGGCGGTAAGGTCACCCTTGAAGATGGTACACCTGCGCCGGCCGGTGAACATACTTTGGCCGATGGGAGCAAAGTTGTTTTAGCTGAAGGTGGTGTAATTGCTGAGATTATGCCTAAAGAGGTTGAAGATAAAGTAGAGGTTGAAATTGAAAGCGCTGAAGACGAAAAGAAAAAAGAAGAGGAAGAGGAAATGAAGAAAAAGATTGCTGAGATGGAGGGTAAATTCTCCGCTTATGAATCTAACTTTTCGGCTCTTAAATCTGATTATGATGGATTGAAAGCTGCTTTCGGTAAACAATCTGAAGCTATGCAAGGTCTTATTCAGTTGGTAGATACTTTGGTAAATGTGCCTTCACAAGCTCCGGCCGAAGTTCCTAATTCATTTAAAAAACATTCAGCTTCCACAAAGGAAGACAGAATAAAAATGTATTCAAATTTCGTTTCACAATTTAAAAACAAATAAAGATGGGTTTATTAGTAACAGGCATTCCAGCCTACGTAGAACAAAATGAGCAGCAGCTCGTTACTGCATCGCTGTTTGAGGCCCGTACTCAGCAGCTCATCCTTTCCGAAGGTAATGTGATGACCGGCGTAAAATCTTCAGAGACTATCAACAGAATGGAAACTGATGTTTTTTTCCAAGATGATAGTTCTTGCGGATTTGCCGCTTCCGGTACAACTGAATTCACTCAGCGTACATTAACAGTAGGTAAAGTAAAAACTCAAGAGATTATATGTCCGAAAGATCTGGAAGGTAAATATCTTCAAAAAGCTTTACCTGCAGGATCTAACTATGATACAATGGTATTTGCTCAAGAGTACACCACTCGCAAAGCTGGTTTGATTGCCGAAGCTTTAGAGGTTGCAATTTGGCAAGCCACCGGTACTGGATACGGTGGAACTAACGGACTTTTGAATAAGTTCAAAGGTGTTAAGCAATTGGTTACTGATGCTGGTGGTACCGTTATCAATGCAAACGTAACTGGTTTCTATGGTACAGGTGCGCCGATCACAGGTATTGATACAATGGAAAAAGCACAAAAGGCTGTTCTTGCAGTTATCAATGCTTTACCTGCTAAGATCAAAGGTAAATCTGATGTTCGCATCTTCGTAGGATGGGATGTGTTTGATTTGCTGATTCAGAAGTATGTTGATCTTAATCTGTATCACTACAATGCAGGTTCTTTACAAGGTACTGTAAATGCTGAGTTCATCGTACCGGGTACATCTTACAAAGTTGTTCCTGTTCACGGTCTGAATGATACTGATGATATCTATGCTTTCAGAATGTCAAACATCTTCTTGGGTGTTGATCTTCAGGGCGAAGAGGATAACTTCGAGATCTGGTATTCACAAGACGATCGCAATCTGAAATTCAGCGCAAGCTTTAAGTTCGGGGTTCAGTTTGCCTTCATGGATGAGATCGTTAAGTTCGAAGCGTAATTAATTAATAACATAGGGCGGTGAATAGCCGCCCTTTTTTAAATAAATAAAAATGGCCTGCGCATTAACTCAAGGTTATAGTTTAGATTGTAAAGATTCGGCCGGAGGTATAACAGAAGTCTATTTTATTGAGAAAGCTAATGTTACAACAATGGCGACATCTTCAGGTGTTGTTACTGGACTTACAAAAGCTTCTACAAAAAGATTCTGGAAGTACGAACTGCCGAAAGAAACCGGATCGTTTACTCACAATCCCACCGTTTCAACTGAGAATGGTACTTTGTTCTTCGAGCAAAACCTCACAATCGTTGTTAATAAACTTTCAGCCGCTATCAATACTGAGCTTAAGCTACTTGCTCAGAATATTTTGATTGCAGTTGTTAAGGATAACAATAATAAGTTTTGGATGCTCGGTAAAGAAAGAGGCTTAGATATGAGCGGATCTACAAGCGGAAGCGGAACGGCTTTCGGAGATCGTTCAGGATATAGCCTTGTATTTGTAGGTAAAGAGCCTGATCAGCTTTATGAAGTAAGCAGCGGTGTAGCTGCGGCTCTTGAAACTGCTGGATAATGAATAGATGTTAGCGAATAAGCGCCTGCCTTAAATAGGCGGGCGCTTTTGTTTAAAGGTATTTATAAAAGAATGATAAAGCTCACTAAAGGTCAAACGGATACAATATACCTTACATTAAAGGAGAAGCAGACTATTTTAGATGCTAATTATCTTTGTGTTTTTCAGAGCAGATCCACGAATGAAAAGGTAAAATTTGTACTGGTTAATTCAGCCGATCAAAGCTTACACAAAGACAGATATAATGAGTTTGACATTGTCGTGAATACTCACTTTGCAACGAAAGAAGAAGGCTGGTATAAGTACACGATTTACGAGCAGGCCAGCCCGTCAAATTTAAATGAGGCAAATGCCGGGGCGGTGATTGAGACTGGATTAATGTTTTTATCCGATGGTCAGGACGTGACCACAACAAAATATAATAACCCCACAACTTACAAAGTATATGATGCGGAATAGCGTTTCTTTTATAAAGTTTGCCGATGTTAAAGTTCCTGTAATGAAGGAATTGCCAAACAAGGGATGGGTAATGTTCGGGGAAGATAATAAGTTCCCAAATATGCTTTTGACGATGTTTAATAAAAGCAGCAAACATAATGGCATTGTTTTGGGTAAGGTTAACTATATTACTGGCAAAGGTTTTGATCATGTGGTGCAAGCAAACCCTTATGAAAACTGCAATGAAATACTTAAAAAAGTATGTTTGGATATTGAAGTGTTTGGCGGGTGTTATTTAGAGATTCAATACAATGCAGCGGGCACAATCGGGGCATTTTATCATATCCCTTACCAAAAAGTAAGATCAAGTAAGGATAATACTCAGTTTTATGTAAAGGACTGGGAGAGCTATAAAAAGAATGATGAGCCTAAGGTGTTTGCAGCTTATGATC